TCCAAGCCAAATTCTCAATTGAAAACATATATTTTTTAGCATACCCCCCAATCCCATTAGGTCCGTTTGCAATAATATTGGTTGAACCCGGATTTCTTGTTGGGGAAATGTTTAAATTAAAAGTATTATCTAACACGGAACTAGCAAATCTTCTTCCGGATGTTGTTATACCATCGGTTTTTTGTAAATCAGAGTAGGTATAATATGGTGTATCTTTTGTAAATACTCTACAATACTCAATACCCGCTTCACTACCGGTTGTTTGGTCTTTATATGATACAACTTGAGAACCTTTAGTTATTTCTTTATATCCATCGTGAAAAACTTTACTGACTTGGTTAATCGCATTACCAACGTGTTTTAATCTTGAAGTACCTTGTACATTATCTGCCGAATTAACTAATCTTTGTGTTTGGTCAAGAATTGATGTCTCTTTGAATGTAATATTTGTTGATTCATCACGAGTATAATTACTACTAATTAAATTAAATTCAGGGTCCGCAGAACCTGAACCACCACCGGGTGTTGCACTAAAACCAGCGTTTGGTTTGTATTTTGGAGAAGTCCAAACAAATTGACCGTCAATACCCCCACCATCACTCAACGATTTTCCCGCCAACCCAAAGTTAAGAGTATCTTGGTTACCCTCAAATAGAATACCCATTTCAGAAGGACCATATACCGGTGATTGTTCTTGTTGTCCAAAGGCATTAACAGGAACTTGATTTGGCGGTGACGTTATTGTTGATGGTTCAGAATTTCTACTACCAACATAATAACCCCCAACTAAAGTTCCATTATCAGGATTAATTAAACTAATAATTGCCTGACCAATACCTAATAATCCACCAAAATCTTTACGATAACTTGGTTGATATCTATTGTATTCTAAATTTCTAAATAAAACAGACCTTTGTCCATTTCCGGTGTTCGCCAAAAATATTTCAGATGGATTTCTTTTAATATTTAAAATTGGTCCTAAAAATCCACCCGTTAATTGATTAACAACATTTAAAGCGTTTGAGGTTTGTTGTGTTTGTCCGTTTCTAGTATTATCACTAAAATAATCTCCCGGAATTAATGATACCGGCCAATACGCCCCACCCAATCTTGTGATTAAATCTGCCGCCGCGGTAATAGGGTCCTCAGGTGATGTAATCTTCCAATTTCTATAAATTAAAGGTTCTTGACCTGATATAATTAAACTCGCCTCAAAAGGGTCAGATAATGATTCTAAATTTACTTGACCAACAGTATTTATAAAAATTTGTCTTGCAATTCTATCTTGAAATAACTCATTTAATTTTTGAGCCCCCAATCTAGTCAAATAAGAATCCTGAGATAATGAACCGTTATCACCCTCCGGATTTGTTGATAATAAAATTGAGTATGGTGAATATGATGAGGGAACAAACGGAAGTGGTAAATATGGTTGATGTATAGGTTGTCCTAATATTTGAGTTGTAACCCCATACATATCATTAAAACCACCAACCGGACCATAGTAATTATCAATATATGCCGCGTCAATAAAGAATTCATTTACAATATCTAATACAGTATCATTTGGACTATATTCCCCTTGATTAGATATAACCGGAAGTGGGGGTCCGTTAAATGTTATTTCATTATCAAAACCACCATTTGGTCCGTATTCGTTTAAAGGGTATAATAGGTCAGCAAAAGGATTTTCAGAAATTAAATCGTCGGGTGAATCAATAACATTAAAATTACTCAAGGTAATTTCACTATTAATATTTGACACTGGTGGTGTATAAACACCCACAACACTATATGGTGTTAAATTTCTCGTTAATAAACTATTTCTGAACGAACTTGACGAAACAAATGATAATGTACTATCTGACATATTTTTATTATTTAATTATAAATAGATAAATATTCTATTTTAAGAGTATTGTAAAACACCCGGATTTCTTAATTGTTGTTTATTAGGGTTTGTTGTTGTTAAACCACCATTAGTAAACGCCTCTTTAACCGCAACACCTAAAGCTTGTGAAACACCTGTATCATTAAACATAGCAATCACTTGTTCAGTATTAACATTACTAGGAGCACTAATATTAATATTTAATGTATGTGTTAAATCTACTTTAGAATTAGTTGATGTTGGTGATGATGATGGTGTATTATTAGAACCTGTTAACTTAGATAAAACATCACTACCTTTAGTGAATGCCGCAAATGTGTCTTCCGGTAATAATTGAATATCTTCATTTGGCATTTTTAAAACGTCACGGCCAGTTCTAACTGGAACTCCAATTATTTTATCAATCAATTTTTCCATACCATTACTTAATATTGGCATTTTTTGACTTAAATTTTGTATAGCTTCAGCAAAATTATCCGTAGCAGAAAAAAGAGATTTTGTTTTTTGCACCATAAATTCATCAATTGACATATTCCCCGCCGCGGCCTTATCAAGGTCTTTTCCTAATTGATTTGCAGTTAATGGTGGTTCAGCATTTTTTAATGAATCGTTTATTGATGGCATAATATTTTTTGCCAACGTCAATAATTCATCACCGGTATATGATTTAGCCAAAGTTTTTGCAGGTGTTGATACAAGTTTTGCAATACCTCCCGCCATAGCTTGTTGGGCAGACAATTGTTGTTTAGCCAAGTCTTCCATCGTAGGTGGTCCTTTTTCAGCCGCCTCTTTAAGTTTTGCAAAATCTTGGGGTGTAAGTTTGTCAACATCTTTAGTTTCATCACCAATTGTTACTTGATATTTTCCATCCTTACCCATCTCAGCCATATTGGCAATAAGTTTTTTATCTTCCTCGTTAGCAAAATCACTAGGAAAACTTATTTCATTCATTTTCTTATCTAAATCAGCACCCGCTAACGCCATTTTAGTTAATTCAGTATATGGCATACCCATCGCCTTAGCGATTTCTTGCATTTGACGTTTTGCTCCCGGCATAATTTCAAAACGACCATCTTTACCTAATTGAACAAATTGTTTACTCATTTGAGCTATTTGATTCTGTAATTCAGCAGGGTCATTTTGTGATAAATCCATTAATTTTAATGGGTCTAATAAGTCACCTTGACTAACTCCTAATCTCTGTAACGCCGCTGCCGTTTCAATAGCACCCTCAGGATTATAAACTTTTTCAGCAAAATCTAATGTTGATTTCATATCAATTCTTAACATACTCGCTTGTGCCGCCATTTTAGCCAATCCTGAAACTCCTCCTTCAAAATTGAATTGGTTAAGATATTTCATATTATCTATAACTTTAGCAGACACCGCCTGAGCATTAACTCCGGATTCACGAGCAATATCAACAACTTTTTTCATTTCAGATGCAGTATTATAAGCTGATATACCCACATCAGCCATACTACTAACCATTTTAGTAACTTCTATATTGGTAACTTTATATGAGGCATATAAATCTTTAGCACCATCAGCACTTAATGTAACCGCTCTACCCAAACCACTAGCAACACCCTCTTGTAATCTTGCAACATCTTCAAGAGTACCACCCATATCTTGGATAGCGTCTAATGATAAAGCCATAGCAGCTCTCATTGACTGAGCCATTTTATCGGTCATACCGAATAGACCCAGCATTTTAGAACTTGAATTATCAATATCAAGTATTAATTTTGCTTGTGCTGCTGTTAATTTTTTTAAGTCGTCAAGTGCCCCCATATTAAATGTGTTTATAAATAAATACACCAAAGAGTAGTTTTAAATTACGTCTTTGGTGTATTATCTTCGATTATCCGGTCTACGAGATATTTTCTCACATACGTCGGCATTATATAAAAATCTGAATATGAAAGTCTAATAAAACGAGCCAAAAAATAATACTCCTCAATTAGACCTTGTCTGTGATTAGAAGAAAGGGCGAAAAAAGTCCACCCCAAAGGTTATCTCGAAAGATACCAATTCTCCTGATGGGGCGATTACTTGTCTACTTAAATCTAATGATGGTTCATTATCTCTTAAAAATTTTCTTATGTATTTTGAATCACTAATTGGTAATGTCTCAACATATAATGCTATTTTACCTTTATCAGTATCCCCATCAAATTCAACAATATGTTGATTTAATTTCCAAGTTACCCTTGGTGCTTGTCTTCCGGCAGGATATTGACTAACCATTCTATCTAATTCAATAGTATCGTTGAAAGTTGTTAATTTTAATTTAACCGTTTTACCACAGTTAGGTAATGTTGTTGTAAATAAACCATTTTCATCAGGTTTCACACTAGTTTGTTTAATATTTAATTCATCCAACAAAATAGTTCCAACAAAAGGTTTATCGGTTTTAGGGTCAATTAAATTTACTTTATATTCCGGTCCAAATGATGTATTTCTTAGGAATATTAAAATAGCTTCAACATCACCATTTAATAATTCTTCGGGTCTTAAATCGTGTTCATATATTTTATTTCTTAATAATGATAAAATAATATTTTCACCACTAATTCCTGAACCAATTAAATAATTTTCATCATTAGCTGTTAAATAACCAACTTTAACTGATTTCTTTTTTGATTGATAAAATATACCACCGGTAGGTAATTGAACGACATCGTGAGGTAAGTTAAAACCTTGTGTTGCAGCATCCATAATGTTTTGTTCCATAATAATTTGTTTTTTATAATAAATAATAGGTAATGTTTTTTTTATATAAATAAAAAACCCCACATATTACTATGTAGGGTTGGAATATTTTGTATCGTAAATTTTTAGTAAACTAATACACATCTATCCATACGTAAAGATGTGTTGATAGTAGCTATTTTATCATCACTATAACTTAAAGAACCAAAGTCAGAACTTGTAATAAATGTTCCTTCTAAAATCCATTTTTCTACAACAACTCCGGTCGGGTCTAACATCTCAAGGTCAACATTTTTTTTGTATCCCGCGGCGTATCCCATACGACCTGTTACTGATTCAGCACATAGACGTATCCATTCCATCAAAGCTTGTGATGCTGACGGTCCAATAGGGTCTCTGAAAGTCACAGCTAATTCGTTCCATACAAAACGACCAGCAACATATGTTGAAGTATTTAAGAATGGTATTTCTGTTGCGTTAATTTTTATACTTGGTCTTTTTGCCGTTTCAACAAACCATTCATTAATACCTAATGTTGATGGAAATCGCATAATAAAACGATTATTTCTTTTTGGTTCATACGGTATGGGCATTTTCATTAATAAATCAGCCATTGTTCTATTTGTTTTTAAATTTTATTTTTTTATCTTGTTTATTATAAATATCACCTATTTAATTTTTTTATCTTGACTTTTATAATTAAATTTTTTATCATTCTAGAAATCCTAGTTATTATAATAAATTATTTAATAGTTTTTATTTATAATAATTATTTTAATATTCTTTTTTAATACCTCCTTTTGTTGAATAGGTTCTTATAATATTTTCTGGGTCTCTCTCAAAATGTTTTTTAACGATATCCACATTTTTTATATCATCATCAGAAAAACCTATTTTTGGGACAAAATAATTACTTATTCTATTTTTTAAAAATGCTTTATTTTGTAATTCGTTTGAAATATTTTTAACATAATCAACAAATTCTTTTAAAGCTTTAATTTTACCTTCTTCCGGACTAGACGCAGAACCCTCACCAAAACTTACAGGATAAAATTTACATAAATCTAAGTATTCACGAATCATCTCTCTTTTTGATACGGTTTCTTGGTCCGCCAAATCACGGTATTTTTCTAAATTTTTAATCAGTTCTTTTGAGTTAATACCATTATAGTTTGAAACTATATAGTTATAACACGCTTCTTTAATAACTGATGGTGTGTGACCTCTCGCAGTAACAATAGCAAATATTGAACCGTTATTAATTGCTTCAACAAAATCAGGCCAAGCCGGACCCGGTTTAGCCATCATAGCTTCAACAATAAACTGTTTGTCACCAGTAGTTCTAAAATATCTATACGGGTTTTCTCCATAACCAACAATCGTATGACCATCAAATTCAAAAGGTTCTTTACCAATTATATCTCTATATTCCGCAAAATCTTCAGTCGACATTCCAACTTCGTCACCATCTTCATCTTTAAGAATAATTTTAGTCGGCATTGTAACTATGTTATCGTCCCAATCAAAAGCATAATACTTTTCATTAGGTGTTCCAATATCATCAATTTCTTCTTTTAATTTAGTTTTTAACATAATTTAATTTTTTAGGGTACAAAGATATAAATATTTTTTGATTTTCCTAACATTATATATAAATATCTTATAAAATAAAAAACCCCCACTAAAAATAGTAATGGGGGGTTTAAAACTTTTTAAAACTTATTAGATGTTCTCAAACGATGCTCCGGTAGGAGTAATGTAGAATGTAATGTCTATAAATTCTAACGATTTGGTTGGTTTGATATAAATCTTACCAGTCATCTGATTTCTGTCTAAATCAGCTGCGTCTGACGAAACTGTTACACGGAAGTCATATAACCCTCTATCTCTTCTGATAGCATCTAAGATAGGATTAACCGCATCTAAGAAATCTTGTCTTACTTTTTGGTCGTTTTGTTCGAACAATAATCTTACAGATACCGCTGAAATCAATTTACGAGCTTGAAGTAATAATCTTCTAACATTTATTCTATCAAGTGCTGATTGAGCAATTTGTAGAGTTTTATTACCCCAAATTACGGTACCTACATCAGAGAAAGTTGCAATTGGGTTGATACGTCCTTGGTAAAGAGTATCTCTATCTTCTTGAGTAAGTTTCTTTCTCGCTTTGATAGCATTTACGATACCTCTTGTGTAACCTGCCGCTGCGAACCAAGGGAACGCAATATTATCAGTTAACGCCAAGTTTCTAACAACTTCTGCCGTTGGTGGTAAATAGATTTGAGTGTTATTTACACTATCTCTAGTTAATACCCAAGGGTAATAAGTTGCGGTGTAGTTAGAATCAATACCTCTATTCTCCAGTTCATTTACGGCCTCTTGTGGGTAAATTAACGCACTTGGGTCAGGACTTGGTATAAATAAATCACTATCAGCGGTTGTACAAATATATAATGAGTCAGCTCTGTTAAACTCAATCATTTCAATTGCCGACTCAACTAAATCAGAGTTATTAGTATAATCAATCCCCGGAGTAACAAATAAGTTAATATTAACCGCCTCAGGATTAGAAAATGTTTCCTGACCTAATAAGTATGCGTAGTAATCAGAATTACCATAATCAACACTATTGTTTCCAACAGTAATTTTCTTGAATGCTCCCCATCCTGTAGCCGTTGGGTATTGGATTGTTCCTGAACAGTATCCATTTAAAAATCCTCTTTGACCTAATTTAAATGTATCTGTGTTACTTCTTGATTCTCTATAGATATCCCAACCATCAAAACCACCTTGAACTAATAATGAGAATTTACGAGAGTATATTCTGTAGTAAGGACTTGTTTCATCAGTCGGGTCTGATGTAAATGTTGCATCACCAACGTAATATGCCGGAGTTCCACTTGTAGTAAATGCGTTTGATATTGTAATACCACTTGCATTTTTATCCATATGAAAACCTTTTGTAAATGTTAACCACTCAGCCGTGTCAGTTTCTGAACATAAACTCAATGGATTTTGTTTTCCTTTATATTGGAAGAAATCAACATCATATCCCGCACCGTTTCCTGTTGAAATACCTAAGTAAGTTCTACGAACATTATCACCCGGACTTAACGTAGCGTCATTACCACCTGAACTTAATCCAAATGGGGGGTCAAATACTACTTCACCAGGAAAATCATATTTAGTTTTATATATTGGGAATGGAGACCTTGATGAACCATATTGTCTAAATTTAAATCCTTTGAATCCACAAGGTAATGTGTCAATTGGCGCGTCTTCATTCATTTCTACCATAATGTATTTTGAATTCAACTCGTACTCACCATCTGTTGTACCAATTTTTTTAGCAATAAATGAATTATCGTTAGGGTCCATTGTACAATTTGTAAATTTCTCAATAACTACCGGATTATTATCAGTATCGTAGAAATCTCTAACCAATATATCAAAAGTTAAATTACCAAATGTCATATTAGCAATTGAAATTTTAACTTGAGTATTAGCGGCGTTACCGTCAGATATTGTAGCAAATCTAAATAAATCAAATACTTTATTACCTCTAACCTCAGAAACAACCCAAGGAGATACCGGTGTTTGGTATCTTTCTAAGTAGTTAGCGATTGAAGATGGGTTTCCACCACGAGCTCTTGGTAAATCCAATAAATTACAATTTAAACCTCTAATATAACCTTTATTATAACCATAATTTAATAACGCTTGGAATCTTTCTTCAACAAATATCGGTACAGTTGTTCTTGGTTTAGCAAAGTTTGAAGAACCAAATACTTTAGATAAATATTTTGAATCTGATTCACTAAATGATGTTTCAAAGAAGAATTTGTTACCTTCATAATCTGTTACATTAAGACCAAATGTTGAATATGGATTTTTTGCAATGTTTGAATAAGTCGATGCTGTACAATTAATTGATACATCAGTTGCTCCAGTAACTTCAAAAACCGGACCATCAGTACCGGTACTATAAGTTGCAATACCTCTTGAACGAAGAGTTGCAATAACCATATCATCAAAATCAGTGTATGATACTCCGGAATAAACATAAATTTTACCACTTACCGTACCACTATAACAAGTAGTTATTGTACCAATATTTTGATTACCTGTGTTACCTGATGTCGATGGGTTACATGGATTTTCAATTATAACATTAACCGTCCAAGTTTGTATATTAGAACCATCTTGAGATGTTAAAACATAAGGTTTAGTTCCCGCTGAGAAATTTTGTGTTGTTCCTGAACTTTGTTGTGGAGAACCATTAACAGTAACACCTGTTGTACAAGCACTAAACATAACAGTTAATGCGGTTAAACTAGATGCTGATGTAGTAAATGGTAATACAACATCAATTGTGTTGGTATTATAATTTATACTACCAAAAGTCCTTGAAACTGTTGACGAACTAACCGAAAATGTATAGAAAGATGCACAATTTGATGATGTTGTTGTTTGTCTTAAATCACTAACAACATTATAGAATGAAAAACCACTATACGAACCATTTGTATTATCAAATAAAGAATAATACCAAGGGTCATTATTTGCATCCGTGTAATCAGCATTTGTTGAACTAACACTATCAACACCATAGACATTAGTTGCGTTTGTGTATCCCGTACTTAATGTATTATAGTCAGAACCTGAAATAGTTCCATAGTAGTTAATCGATGTTGCTGAACTACTTGGTGTTGTTATAATATCAAATAATTGTGATTGAATATCATCCAAAAGTCTTGATGTACCACCATTAAATGTTTCGTAAGTATCATTAATTTTATCTGTAATTAAAGTAGAAGAAGGTGTTCCAAATACTTCAACTGTACCGATACCACTATTACAACCTGTAAACGTGAAAGTAAAAGGTGTAATAGTAAATCCTGTACATACTTCAGCACATAAGCTTAAATCGTATGTTGATGCAGAACATTTAAAACCAACTGTTGATTTATCTACGTTCGCGATTGTTCTAAATGACCAAGATGGTCCTGCGTCATATCCTGACAATCCCAAAATTCTAGTTACAAACAACTGATTAGATTGTTGTAAATAAGCTTTTGCGATATACGAAGCTTCATACTTCGGTATTTGTGTATTAATAAATTTTTCAGGTGTAGTACCCCCAAAGAAGTTAGTAAATTCATCAAAATTTCGTATAAAGATAGGTTCGAAAGCTGGACCTCTAAGAGTCTCACCAACAATACCTAATGTGGTTACACCCACACTCTGTGCTACGAAACT